CTAGGCTACGGAAACGACCAAAAAAACTGGTCACAAGCAAACTATGAAAACGAACGAAGAAACCTCCTACACAGAGAGAGAATTGGAACTAATAGACAAGATAATAACGCACTGGGTACTGAAAAACTGGACAGACGACGAAAAATACAACCTGATCAACAAGCTGAAAGAGCTAGACAATGGATACGAAAGATGCATAACAGAACTTCAACGTAAAAAATAATGGCATGGACAACACGAGTAATACACATAGATGGGGACACGGGAGAAGTCCTCCAAAATACAAGCGACTACACACTAACAAGCAGAGAAATAATCTATAAACAAATAAATCCAACGCATAATGAAAGAATCATCATTAAAAAATACAAACCTACAGGACAAACAAGAATCAACTTCAAATGAATTACTAGAAAAAGTACCAATAGAAGACACACCGTTCACAGCAATAAGATTCGAAAATAAATGGTTCCTAACAATGGGCAAATACAGACTAACGGAACCGGTAGACACACTAGAAGCAGTACAAATCGACGCACAACGGGCAGACTGGTACAGAGTCATGCAAATAATAAACCTAATGATCGAAGAAAAATTAACCAACCACATCAAAAACTAAAACTATGGGACATTCAGTAACAATAGGCGGGGAACGCCTAGGCAGTGGAAAAAAAATGAAAGCATACCTCCACAACTACGAAAGATCAACACACGACCTCAGTTTCGTATGGAGAAGCACAATGGCAGCAGGAACACTAGTGCCATTCCTAAGCATACCAGCACTACCAGGAGATACATTCGATATCGACCTAAACGTAGACGTGTTAACACATCCAACGATAGGGCCACTATTCGGAACATACAAAATACAACTCGACGTATTCCAGGTGCCAATACGACTCTACCAAGGCAAACTACACATGAACATGCTAGGGATAGGCATGGAAATGCAAAAAGTACCATTCCCGCAGATATCAATGGACGCAAGCGGAATAAAAACAGGCCTACCAATAGACAACCAACAAATAAACCCAAGCTCAATACTAAGCTATCTAGGAATAAGAGGACTAGGAGTCCATTCAACAGTACCAACGTCACCCGTAGTAAGAACATTTAACGCAATACCGTATCTAGGATACTGGGACATATACAAAAATTACTATGCAAACAAACAGGAGGAAATAGGGGTAGTAATACACAAAAGTACCGAACCGTACGACCCGTTAATAACAGCAGTAACACTCCTGAACATACAAGACCTAACAACACCAGGAACCAGCTACGCAGTACCAGCAGTAGCCGGAGCAACCCAAAGCGCATGGGAAAAAATAAAGGTAACCGAAAACACAGTGTGTATAATAGCAGGAACAAACATCCTAACGGCATGGGAGCCAACAGACATGGGGCTCATAACCTCAGAAGCTGCTGACACCGCAAAAGAAATACGACTATTCAGCGAACTATTCAACCTATTCGAAATAAACACAGTGGCAGGAAATATCGTATGCAGCAACCCAAATATACAAAAGTGGAACACATTCCCAAGCAGCAACTTCATGAAAGTCGGAGAATGGGAATATTATCCAAACCAAGCAGCAGGAAGAGAAGAACCGCCAAAATTAACAACCTTCCCACTAACAAACATCGACGACATGAGAAAGCTAATACTCGCCGATACAGATGACACACCGTTCATAATAAACTACCTAAGAGCAGCACCGTACGGACTACCATTCACATTCTCAGCACAACTCGACGCCACAACCTCATACGCAGCACAATACTCACAAGAAGGACTAGGCATAAAAACATATCAAAGCGACCTATTCAACAACTGGATCTCAACGGAATGGATAGACGGCCCGGATGGAATAAGCGAACTAACAGCAATCGACACAAGCGGGGGAAGTTTCACAATAGATGAACTCAACATGAGTAAAAAAGTCTATGAAATGCTAAACAGAATTGCAATAAGTGGCGGAACCTATGATGATTGGCTAGACGCAGTATATACACACCAAAGAAATAGAAGCGTAGAAAATCCAATGTACCTAGGGGGACTAATAAGGAATCTAGTATTCCAAGAAGTAGTAAGCAACGCAGCAACAACAGACGCACCGTTAGGAACACTAGCAGGAAGAGGAAAGGTCGGACAAAAAGACAAAGGCGGACACATAACGGCCAAAGTAGACGAACCAAGTTACATAATGGGAATAATAAGCCTAACACCGAACATAGACTACAGCCAGGGCAACAGTTGGGATATGAACTTACAAACAATGAACGACCTACACAAACCAGCACTGGACGAAATAGGATTTCAAGACCTAGTAACCGATCAAATGGCATGGTTTGACACACTAATAAATCCAGATCTCACAATACAATACAGAAGCGCAGGAAAACAACCCGCTTGGATCAACTACATGACAGCAGTAAACAAAGTATACGGAAACTTCGCAGAACAAAATGAACAGATGTTCATGGTACTAAACCGAAGATACAGCCCAATATTCGGAGGCACGGCAGTATCAACAATAAAGGATCTAACAACATACATAGACCCGAGCAAATTCAATCACATATTCGCAGATACACGGCTAGACGCCCAAAACTTCTGGACACAAATACACGTCGGAATCCAAGCGCGTAGAAAGATGAGCGCGAAGATAATGCCAAATCTATGAAAGAAATCAAAGAAATATTCGATCGGACGATCGAGATGCAATGGAGCGTATACAAGGCCCTCGTAATAACGGGGGCCATAGTAGCCGCAATGATGCTCACAACCATGATAATGCACAGGTGTGCAACAGTAAACATTCAACAACAAAACGAAAAACAACATGTACAAAAAACCAAAATACCATCAGACACAGCTAGAAGTAAATACTAGCGTAACAGGAGAAACCCTCGAAACCAAAATAGAGCGCATACTCAACAACAAAGAACCAATCAAAGACGGAGCGCCAATACTATACACAGAGAGAAAACAAGGGGTACTAGCGAGCACAAACATAAGAACAGACAGGTGGGAAGTAGCCGTAGACGCGATGGATAAAGTAGATAAAAGCTATAAGGCCAGGAGAGAAGAAAGACAAAAAATGAAAGAAGCCGATAAACCGGCAACAGATGGCGAAGCCAAGCCAATACAAGGTAAACCAGAGGTAGGAAAATAAATCCTACGCATGTATTATAATATATGAACTAAAAAGAGAACGCTTAAAAAAGCGCGAAAAAAAATGGCAGATAACCAAGCAATCGAAGTAAAAGGCACAAACCCCCAGGGAGGGGGAGCACTGGGCCAAATAGTCGGAACAGGACTAGGAATGATAACAAGCAGCTACAACGACGCTAGGCAGCGTAGAATGAACAGAGACATAGCCAACCAGAACAAAATCAACCAAAAGGAAATGGCAAGGTTCAACCAAGCAATGGGACTAGAAATGTGGGAAAAAACAGGATACGTAGGGCAAAGACGACAGATGGAAAACGCAGGACTAAACCCGGGACTAATGTACGGAACAGCAGGAGGGGGAGGCACAACACAAGGAGGACAAGCAACACCAGTACAGGGAGGAACACCAACAAATCCCGGTGAAATCGGAATGGGAATACAAGCAGCCTCAATGATGGCAATGCTAACGGCACAAATCGAAAACACAAAAGCAGACACCGAACTGAAAAAAGTAGAAGCTGGAAAAAAAGCAGGAGTCGACACCGCAAACGTACAAGCAGGAACAGACCTAACAATACAGAAAACAGAAAACGAAAAAGTAAACAACGCACTGCTAAAATATCAAGAAGATATGATGCAAGTAGAAACACGAGTAAAGCAAGGAACAGAAGAAGACGTAATAAGCGCAGTAAAGCTCGCAAACAGCCAGACACGGCAAGAAATACAAAACCAGGTAGTGGCAAACCAAATACAAAGAGAAACGGCAGAATCAATAATAAAACAACTGAACACAGCCACACAGGAACAAGCACTAAGAATACAAGCGCAACAAATGGGACTAATAAAAACAGGAGCAGAAATAGAAAACGTAAAGAGACAAACACAGAAAGTAATAACAGAAATCGGAAACATAATAGCAACAAAACACCAGAATTGGGAAAGACTAGGACAAGGAGAAAGGGAACTAATAATCAAAGAACAACTAATGAAAATGCAGCAAGAAATAACAGACTTCAACACAAGCACACCAGAACAACTGAAACAATGGACAAACCTAATAATGTCAGTAATACCAATAGCAAACATGGGGGCAGGAAGCAGACCAATAGGATTCAAATAAAGACAAATCAACAACTGCCTCCGGCACGGCCCCTCGGCGGGGAGCCAGATTTAGCCATATACTAGGAACAACAAGCGTGAGACACGCAGCCAACACAGGGGAATTAGGGGAGCCGGCGAGACGACCGGACCCTAATTCCTAAAAGATAAGACAACTATGTGCCTATATCCAAAATTAATAATAAATCCAAAGTACAAGCCAAACAAAAAGAACAACTACAACGCACCAGCTATACGGGACAAAAGGACAATATACGTCCCGGTAGGATGCCAGAAATGCATGGAGTGCATGAAACAAAAAGCAAGAGGATGGAGCATAAGACTACTGGAAGAAATACAACAACACAAAAGAACAGCAAAACACTTCGTAACACTAACACTAAGCAATGAGAGCATAAAAGAACTAAGCAAAGAAATAAAGGAAGAAGGATATGAAAGAGATAATGCAATCGCTACACTAGCAATGAGGAGATTCCTCGAAAGATGGCGGGCAAAATACGGCAAAAGCCTAAGACACTGGACAGTAACAGAACTAGGACACAACGGAACAGAAAACATTCACATACATGGCATAATATTCACAGAAAAACCGCAAGAACTTGCAAAAGTGTGGAAATATGGGTACATATGGGTAGGAAATTACGTCAATGAAGCCACCGTAAATTACGTAATCAAATATTGTACCAAAACGGACATAAAACACCGTCAGTACAAACCAAAGATACTGACATCGTCAGGTATCGGAGCCCAATACACACACACACCAAACGCCCGGCTACACAAATTCCAGCCGGGACACACACAAGAATGTTATCGTAATCGGCAAGGCTACAAAATGGCCTTG